AGGATTACCTGCTCTACCACCAGTCGAATCTTTTGGTCTACCACCATCTTTAGGTTCTTCTTTATCTTTTTGCCCGGCAGAAGAGTCACCTCCCTTCGCTGCCTTATCTTTATTGAATATGTTTACTTTCGGTTTATCTGTTGGGTCTTTTACTGCACCATCCTTATCATCTTTTCTTTTTTCGTGAGTTCCTTTTTCAATTGCAGCATCTCTTGCTGCTTTTGATTTAAATACAGAAGTTGTACCAGTTTCTTTACTTGTAGCAGTAAATACATCTGCTTCAGTAATTGGTTTTAGAGTTACAAGACCACCTAATTTAATCATAATTCCTTTGTCTCCGTTTTATGTGTATAAAGGTCAAGTTTACCATCTTCGGTCAACTTAACATCATAATTCGTTTTTCTAATATCGTTGTGTCCACCTTTGAATGGAGTTTCTCCTACTTCTCTGGTAACTTTACCCAACTTAAATTTATTTTTGGACATAAAGTCCTGTACATTAAATCCCATAACCTTAATTTAATTCTGTTATAATTTCTCTCATCATATCTTGTGCCTTACACCATTCATTACAAACCACTGCTTGTTCTTGAATTTGTTTGTTCACAGATTCATTCATAGGAACCATAAATGCTCCATGAGTAGATGGGTTAGATACAAAATCCCAACCAATTAATTCAAAATCTTCACCTACTTGAACTTTACCACCAGTCAAAGGTTCTACTGAACCCATACCTCTTGATGATATACCTAATAGAATACCTGCTTGTAGAAGTTCTTTGAGAATGTTACCACTTGGAGTTGGTAAAATCTCAACTGTTCCTACTAAATCATCACCATCCCAATGAATTTCTCTAACATTGTGAGATACATTCTTAAGGTTGATTACAGAAGAATCAGGATGGTCTAATTCACCTAATGCTCTTCTTTCTTTAATAAGTGTTTCGTATTTTTGTGCTTCTCTCATGAGAATAGGTTTTGGATATATTCTACCATTCTGATTTTCTGCACCAGCTCTTTGTAGAATACCCTTGACAATAGTTCTTCCACTATCATCTTCGTTTACCTTACCCTCGAATAATCTTGTTTCTATTAATAAATTGTTCATTATGCTCCCCAAGTTTTTCTTTTCTTAAATAAATCAAAAAAGATTGATGATACTTCTTGTCTGATAAGTTTTCGGATTACATCCTTATCAGATTCGGTGAGTTCTTCGTTTATTTTACCTTTTTTAAAACTAACGATTTCCTCATTGATGATATCATACAATTCTCTTTTAGTCATTTTTTTACTTTACATTAGATGAATCAGAAGCATCTTTAGATGGTTTCTTATTATCACCTTTACCAATTTCAGATGATTTAGGATTTACTTCATCAATTTCTTGTGAACCAAAAGTAGGGCCTTGTGCACCTCTACCAAATCTTTCATTCTTACTTCCTCTACCTTTCCAAGTTTTTTCAATCTTGTTAAAGAATGCCTTTTTTTCTTCATCAGACATTTTTGGAATAGATTTACCAGCTTTTTCTAAAGCTTTTTTGAAAAACTTTTGGTATTCAGATTCTTCTAATAAAGTTTCTCTGACTATATTTTTAAGTTGTTCTCTTGTTATTTTCATTTCTCAATCTCCTGTATTGTTTTTGCGATTTTGATTAGTTTCTCTTTTATAGTATAAATATGTCTATTTGTCCTTTTCCAATATTTATCAGAATCTAACTCATTAATCGTTTTTATCTTGTTATACCAATTGAAAAACTTTTCAACTTCTCTTAATTGATACTTTAATTCCTTAAGACCCATTGCCATCTTCTTGTGAGGATGCATTGATTCATCATTTTTTAATTCCAACCAACGATTAACTGGTCTTTTTACTTTAGCTTCGTTGATATTATTAACATCACCACCCACAACAGAATAACCCATTTGAGTAGCTATCTTCTTTTTTCTTTTTTTGTCTTTACCTTTTTTATCGGAGAATGCGTGTGGAGTTTGATAACCAGCTACATTACCTGTTGTAGTGGCTTCATCTAATTCTTTTTGAACTTCATCAAGAATTTCATCTAAAATTTCTTTAAGACTTTTTTCCATTGACATTTTTTATCTCCTTAATCAATTCATAAGACATCATCAAAGCTGAAACTTGCTCATCGGTAATCTTTTTACCAACCTTTTGCTTCTTTAAAACATTTATAGTTTCTTTCAACTTGATTTTTGTAATCTTATCTTTCATTCCTTTATACATTTCGTGTAAAGAAGTGATAGTTTTGATTAATTCCTTTTCAAAATACTCGTTGAACTTTGAAGTGTTATTAACATTATTAATATACTCTCTTAAAAGTGATTTTTGGTCATCATTTAAGTTTGTATATTTTTTGTTAAATGTTTCAACAAGAATTTTATATGTCAATAATCTTAAATCCTTTTCTTGCTTTCTGTAATCTTCTACTAACTTATCTTCTTTCTTTTTTAATGTAGGGGAATTAGATGAGATATGTTCTACAAGAGTAAGTTTAGAGTCGAATACATCTTTTACATCAAGGATATCATTTTTTTTACCTTCAAACAACTTATGGATTGAAGCTAAAATTTTATAGTTTGTTACCGGGGAAGATAAGAAATTTTTAATTTCAAAGTTCTCCTTGATAGATTTTACAAGATTATATTTTTCTCGTTGAAGCGATTTATAATCTATTTTACTGTGTGCTTCTAATATAGCATCGATAAACTTTTCGGCTTTTGCCTCAGAGTTATATTTTTCATTTATTAAAAGGTTGAATAATCTAAGTTCCTTAGACATTTCAGTACCTTTACCATAGAATTCTTTTATAATACCCTTAGCTTTTTCTTCAGTACCATTGATTATTTCAAGGGTAACTTGCCTTGTGAGTAATTCAAAAAGAAAACCAGTATTTTTAAATTTTGAATGTTTTATTTTTCTCATCTTTGTTTTTTCCTATTATGATATAGTAAATTTTCCCTAATATAAATATAGATTTATATAAGTTTAATTAATTTTCTGTATCTTTGAGGATATTATCCTCATCTAACATATCTTTAATTTCGTGTAAATATTTCCTTTTTGAAGCGATTCCACTAATATATTTTATAGCTTTTTCTTCCGAAGTTGTATTCTTTTTTGCGTCTTTTCTTTCTTTGTTTCCAAGTGGGTCTCTACCATAAGGATGTTTATCTTTTCCATAAGTTCCACCTTCTCTTGGTCTACCACCTTTATCTTTGATTTCTTGTTTCAAAGCTTCTAATGATTCTTCAATATCATCAGCTTCTTCATCTTCCATTGCTGGGTCGTTACCTTCATCTTCAATCATTCTGTATCTATATCTATCTTTGATATCATCAATGATTTTCGCTCTTTCTTGGTTTTGGTCGTTATCAGTAACTTTAAAGATGTTTTCATATACCCAATCTTTAGATAACATATTCAATCCAATCACATCTTGTGCTAATCTAACCTTTTCTGACCATAGATATACTTTTTCTTGTTCGTAAATAAATGATGGATTGACTAATAATAATTCAAAATTAACCATTTCTGAATCAGTTATACCTTGTGAGTATAAATGTACGATTGCAATTTTAGTTAATTCTGAAATTACTGTTCTTTGAATTCTTTCAATTGTTCTTGCAAATCTAACATCTTCAGCAGCAAGTGTTGCTTTACCTGCAACATTTTCTTCATATCCTAAATAAGCTTTTGGAATTTTAAGAGCTGCAAATAATTTATTTTTTAAGTAATCAATATCTTCGATAGTTGCGTACTCTAAACCTGCAAGGTTTTCAATGTTTGTACCACTATCACCACCTCTAACTGGTAAGTAGAAATCTTCAGTTAGGTTTTGCATATTGTACTTTAAGTTGTAATCACCAGTATTTCTATCAACGAAAGGAACTTTCTTCATTTTATTGATGATTCTCTGCATATAGTTATCAACCTCTGTTGGAGGGATATTTCCTATGTCCACTTTGAATACTCTCTTTTCTGGTGCTCTCATGATTCTATGGATTAACATAGCATCTTCCATTAGAGATAACTGTTTCCACAATCTTCTACCATTCTCAATCATGGATTTACCATAAGGCAACCAGTTTGTATCCGCTAATAATCTAAAGTGAGCGATTTCAAAGTTTTCATATTCTTCTTTACCATTCGGGTCCTCAGTAATTTTGAACTTTACTGAATTTGGATTTGTTGGGTCTGTTCTTTCTAATCTTTCTGTATTATAAACTGAATGAGGTGTTACATTAACGATACCTTTACCTTCAGCGACTTCTAAACCTAAGAAGAAATCTCCATACTTACACATATTTCTTACCCATGGCCATAAGTTGAACTCAATGTTAAGAATATCGTAAAATAAGTTTCTTAATAATTCTTGTATCTTATCATTATCCGATACAATTGTAAGTTGATTACCAAATTCGTTCTTTAGTGTTGATTCATCTGCGTAAATATCAAGTGCTGATGCCAATATTGGGTCATTATCCATTGCATCGTAATCTCTGAATACCTCTCTACGAACTTGTTGGTATGCCATTGATTGTGCACCACCTGCTTGTTCGAAGAAAGATTTCTGAATCTTAGTGTATCTATCTCTTAGAGATGATAGATTCGTTTGTTGTCTTTCATCGGTATCTACTACTCTTCTTTTACCCTTTTTATCGATGGTGACCACCGCTTGGGCTCTGAATAGTTTAGTTAATCTACCAAAAA